ATGATTAGTTTAAGATTAGCTAATATAAAATCACCAATCCATACACCTGCACCTGGGTCTTGTAGTAACACTTCTTCTGGTCTTTGAACGTCAGCCCAAATAAGAACACGTTCACCACTACCTTTTGGATCACGAACAATACGTATTACTTTTGTAACTGGATCAAATGTATAGATTACATAACCACCAAACATACGTGCGGCTAGTTCAACATAACCAGCATAGAAGTCGTATGTTGCCATACCACCAGCATAGTTATAGTTTAATAGATAAGTGTTTAATATAGCAGAACTGAACGGATCGAAACTGCTTGATCCTGGACCAGTCTCTAATCCAACTGTTCTACGATAGATACAACGAACATTTATAAACTCTTGCGGTAGTGTATAAGTGTCTACATTTTTTACAACTGTCATTAGTGTATATGATTCTGCCGTAGCATTCTGCGCTCTTTGACGATATACTTTAATGGCGTAGTTATATGCCGCTTCGTAGTGTTGAGGATCTAACTCAAGGTCAATGATTCCATCACCTAAACGATAACGAAGGTTTTGAAATAATGCTTGTTTCAACTCATCTAGTGTTAGTCCAGATGGAGTAGAAAGAATGTTTGCTGTTGCAGATATAGTCATATTAGTTTCCTGATGTTGTATTTATCAGGAAACTATTGGTCTTTAGATATCGCCTTCTTTGCGGTTTTCACTATAATGTGCGTCAAAAGTGCCACCGGGATAGCGACTTTCCAACTTGCGAACGTTCTCATCAATCACATCATTTGGGTCAAGGTTCAATGCTCTACAAGCATTAATCCAATACCACATAACATCACCGAGTTCTCGCTTCAAGTGAAACACTTCTGCTTCCGTCAGAGGTTTACCCTGAAAAAACATCTTCTTGGGCACTTCAATAAACTCACCACCTTCAGCCGCTAATCCTAGACAAGCGGTTAGTAATAGTGGAACATTGATATCCGGTCCTCCATCGTTACCGTCAAGTTCATCACATCGGTTCATAAATGTAGTCAAGTCATTACTTGCACTACTAGTAACGGCTTCTACAAAATCTTTGTATTTGTTTAAATCAATATTACTCATTAAAATGCTTTCAGTATAATCATATTCTCATTAAAGCGGCCATTAGATGCAGTAGCTACTGCTTTAATGTCGTTAAAGTATTTACGAGCAGCCGGTTTACTTCCCATTATTTCTTTTAACTGTTCAGCAGGTTTACGTAGTGTTTTAACCTCGCTTTTTGCAGTATCAAATCCTAGCAATGTATTACCTTTAACAGTAAATGCTTTGCTATAATCATCTGCAATATAGTGATGCAGTTTGCGTTTTGCACTATCATAGATCCAAGCTTCACTTGCACCGTGAAGTTTGATAGGACTGATACTAACTAAATCAAGTTTGCTTGCAGTATCTTTAAATGTCTTTTGATACTTCAGTTTAGCTACAATCTTCTCAACAGGTACTGCCTTACGTGCCCTAGGAGCTTTTGCGGCTTTCTTAACACTAATGTAACTGTTCAAGTCATTGATAACTAACTCAATAAACTTAACAATGTTCTTAACCTGTGTTTTAGTCAAATGATTGTAACCTTGAACCAGTTGTACATCGGTACCTTTGAGTACCTCTTCAAACTCATTCAGTTTCTTTTTCCATACTTCAGTTAAAATACTGATATGTTGCGGCATCACATTCTTTTTAGCGACTTCATCCATTGGACGTAGTGTGTGCTTTGTAGGTGCACCGGACGTAATGAACTCATCAAACAATCCCTCAAGCTCACCTGCGGCTTCACGTGCTTTATCTTTTAGTATTTCCTGAATGTTGGGTCGTGCTGGTGCTTCAACTACGGCTTTTTCTTCTTCGGGTTTGTGTACTAACTTTAACAAACGATTGATTTCGTTTTCGAGGGTTAATTCCTCATGTTCAGTCAATGATAGGCCCCGTAACTGCATACGTGCCAACCAGCACAATGTCATTAAGAATTCATTTTCGTGAACCCTACGCATAATCTTAGAATCGTTAGTACGTTTATTATATTCTAAATATTGACTCAACAATTCCTTAGCATCTTTTTTGCCATAAAAACGATTGTACCAAGTAAAACTACGCATTAGAGCCACCCTGCGTTTATCCTCATCCGGTTGTAGAACAAACAATGGTTCATCCCCATAATGTTGTACATCCACATCTCGTGGATTTAATGCTTTAACTAGACTGTGGTCCTCTGTATTACGCTTACGTGTTGCCATTAGGCACTCCTTTGTATTGATTTGATTATTATAACACAACCCATATTTATTGTCAACCTTAGGATTCAAGCGTAGGACATTGCGATAAATACTATTATGCCAAAGTTATCCTTATACCGCCCAAATAAACAGAATGATTATCGTTTCTTTGATAGAACAATATCGGAAGAATTGCGTGTTGGCGGCACGGATTTATACATTCACAAGTATCTAGGTCCTACTAATCAAGGACCTAGTATTGATTATACTCAACCAGAATATGATAGTTTAAATCCACTAAATATTCAGGATCTATTATTCCTAGAGAATAGAGATAGAACATATGACCCGAACATTTATCGTTTGCGTGGTCACTATAATGTACAGAATTTAGACTTTGATTTAAGTCAGTTTGGTTTATTTTTAAATAACGATATTATCTTTATCAATGTTCATTATAATGATATGATTGATATTGTTGGACGGAAACTAATGGTAGGTGATGTGTTAGAGTTACCTCACTTACTAGATTATAATCCATTACAAGAAACTATTCCAGTAGCATTAAAACGTTTTTATAGTATCACTGATGCTAACTTTTCTAGTGAAGGATTTAGTCAAACTTGGTATCCACATATGTGGCGTATTAAATGTGAACCATTAGTTGATAGTGAAGAATTTAGTCAGATATTAGCTGAACCAATTAACCAAGATAACTATCTAGGATTATGGGATAAAGATAAAACATATCCACCGGGGTATGTTATTACATTTGGTGATAAGAATTATATCAGTAAAATAGAAGTACCACCTGGAATATATCCTCCAGATCCAACATATTGGGAGTTAGATACGGCATCAAATCTTAAAGACATTCTTGCTACATACAATAAGAATATTGCAATCAACAATGCGGCATTACAAGAAGCTGAACGTCTTGTACCTAAATCAGGATACGATAGAAATAACTTATATATTGTACCTACATACGGGACATTTGAAACTAACACGGAGTTATCTGGTAAATACAATCAACCGGCACCACCTATTGATGGTGTAGTTCCAAATACAGTACCCCCTACTGCTACAGTTACAATAGTTCAATCTGCATCGTACACAAACCCTAGTCCTGTATTAAGAATTTCTGCCGCATCAGCACAATCTATTTGGGACATGACAGTTGATGCAGGAGTAGTTGCGCCAACCGCAACACTTTCATTAAGAGCTATTACACTTTTACCATCAATGACTGACACTGGCTCAGGCGCAGTGTCAGGTGATACTGTATTATCTATTGATAGTATAGGCTTTAATGTTACAGGACCATATGGTACAGCAGATAATACATACGCTACTGCTGACCAAAATCCAGAAGCACCAAACTTCACTGGTACAGAACCATACGGTCCAAATACTATGGACTATCGTGCTGATTGCGATCCTAGATTCCAATTCATTGCACGTAGTAGCCCACGTACATTCGGTTATACGACTGGATACTTAGATGGCGACGGCACTGCACCTAATGGATTCCCAACTGGAGCAGGTATTAGTTTCCCACAGAATCCGCAAGTAGGAGATTACTTCTTACGTATTGATTACTTACCTCAACTATTGTATCGTTGGGACGGACAACTATGGATAAGAATATCCGAGAATGTAAGAACTCAAACTGGTATGACTGATGGAGATTTGTCACAACAGTCTAGCTTCATAAATAACAGCAACGTAACAGTGTTGACTGATGGGACTACAACTACACAGAAACAAGCATTATCAAAAATACTTGCTATCACCCCGGATCCAATACCACCAACACCTTAAAGAATAAAATATGGCCGCCTTCTTCTATGACAATCAAGTACGCAGATTTTTAATACAATTTGCAAAAATATTCAGTAACTGGCAAGTTACTAAAGGCAAAGATCCTGCAGGTAATGAAATACTTGTACGTGTTCCTGTTATGTACGGTGATTCAAGTCGTCAAGCTAGCACTATCCTTGCTAATAATAGTGCAAGTAATTTGCCAAGTGCTCCTTTAATCACTTACTATATTAGTGCGTTAGAGTATGACCAAAGACGTACACAAGATCCTACGTTTATTGATAAGATTCAAGTTCGTCAACGTAGTTATAATGCAGAAACTCAACAGTACGAACAAGTTCAAGGGCAAGCATTCACTGTTGAAAGATTAATGCCAGTTCCATATACATTGCGTATAACAGTTGATTGCTGGACTACGAACTATCAACAAAAGTTAGAGTTGATTGAGCAACTAGGTACATTGTTTAATCCATCATTAGAAATACAAAGTACAGATAACTTCATTGACTGGACTAGCTTAAGTGTTGTTTACCAAGATGGATTAACATTTAGTAGTCGTACAATACCTCAAGGTACAGGCAACCCCATAGATATTTTATCTTGGAAATTTTATATGCCAATCTGGTTGAGCAATGCGGCTAAACTTAAGAAGATGGGTGTTATCGAAAAAGTTATTGCAAGTATCTTTAAAGGTCAAGCATTACAAGACATACAAGATGACGATTTGTTATTGGGTACTCGACAAAAGATTACACCATACGGATATAAACTATTATTAATTAGTAACAGACTTCAACTACTACCAGCAGATGAAGCATTTTATCCAGGTAATGAAACATTAGAATACCCACCTCCACCGGATACAAGTTTATATTGGAGTAGCTTATTAAATGTGTATGGAACATTAAGACCGGGTATCAGTCAGATATGGTTACAGAATCCATATATGGGTACTGAGATTGTTGGTACTATTGTTCCTGATCCATTAGATGATAGATTTTTGATATATGATATTGATCCTGACACCCTGCCTCAAAACACGTTGGATCCCGTAGACAGCGTGATTAACCCATTAGTCACTGGACCAAACGCAGGATTGCCAGGACCAATTAACGGTCGTAGATATCTTATTGTAGAAGATGTGGGTAGTCCCGGTAATAGTACTATTGCTTGGGGAGCATTGATTGCAAATGCAAATGACATTGTTGAGTTTGATGCAACATCAGGTGAATGGTTTGTGTCATTCGACAGTCAATCTGCTACTACGGTAGAATACGTAACTAATCTTACTACCAATCTTCAATATAGATTTGATTATAATGACAATCTATGGATGAAATCATACGAAGGTTGGTATGCTCAAGGGGATTATTCTATCGTCATCTAATACTGTGATAAATCATAGTATGAATAATATTTCTGCAGGTGTCTTTTTCTATTCTGAAACAACAAAACGTTTCCTGTACCTGTTAAGAAATGATAATAAGAATCCAGGTAACTGGGGTATACCCGGAGGTAAAATAGAAGCAGATGAAACATTGCTTGAGGGTTTACAGCGAGAATGCATGGAAGAAATAAATCACTTCCCAGAACATGCTAAACTTGTACCTATTCAAAAGTTTGTTAATAATACATTCACTTATCATACATTCTTTTGTAAAGTATCAGAAGAATTTACACCTGTATTGAATGATG